TTATGGCAACTAAACGTGAAAAAGTAAGGGCTCAAGTAAAGTCCAGATGGTATTATATTTTTTGGGGAAGTGCCACTGTTGCAGTTGTATCTGGACAGTGGTTTGTGGGTGCTGGATTTCGTAGTATGTCTAAATCTCTTGATACTCTTGTTGATTCATATGTCAATAGACCAAGAGTTATGCCTGTTCCAAACAGAGATTATAAAATGCCTATCTTACAATGAATCTAAGTGAAAGTGATGCTGCCTACGCAGCAGACCAATTCATTGATTACTTCTCAAACATGGGTCGTATTGATGAATATCTTCGTAATGTAAAATTAGATCGTATGTCAAAGATGCCGACATATCTTCCTGGCTGTGGGCCTGAGGAGGATATGTTTGATGCGTTTGACATGCACCCAAATGACATGGACTTTAAAGTCTATGCTGCTGGAAACACTGATAGTTTCACAAATGAATATTTTAATGAGAGACTACAGATAACAACATCTCATTCGATTGAGAGTTCAATTCCTGGCAAGTCACTCAAGTGGATTGTCATGGAAACAAATACAAAAAAGATTGTCGGGTTTATTCGTTTTGGTTCTCCTACCATTAATTGCAAACCTCGTAATGATTGGTTAGGTAGACCACCTGAGTTGAAGAGATTTAATCGTCATTCAATCATGGGATTTATTATTGTTCCGACTCAACCATTTGGATTTAATTATCTTGGTGGTAAACTTCTTGCTCTGTTATGTTGTTCTCATGAGGCTAGAGAACAGTTAAATAGTAAATATGGTTCAGATATCTGTTTGTTTGAAACCACATCACTTTATGGCACAACAAAGTCATCATCTCAATATGATGGATTGAAACCTTACATGAGATACAAAGGATTGACTATGAGTGACTTTACTCCTTTGTTACATGATGATGTCTTTAAGGGATTAAACAAATGGTTTATAGAGAGAAACAACAACAAATTATTAGTCAAAGAGGACGCTTCGAGTCGCAAGTTAAAGACTCAACAAAAGATGATATCCATTATCAAAAAGAGCTCGTCTTCTCAAAAGGCTGCGGAATTCCAGACTGCAATTGTAAATGCAAAGAACCTCACTGAAAAGAAAAGAGTCTACTTTAGTGACTATGGATTTGCTAATTCTAGAGAAGTTATTCGAGGAGATACTGACATTCTAGAGAAAAACCCCATCAACTTTGATAAATTCTATCAAGAGAACCTCATCAAATGGTGGAAGAATAAGGCCTCTAAAAGATATGAAAGTCTTAAGTCCAGTGGTTCTCTCAGAAAAGAATTAGAGGTTTGGACTAAAGATATGCACATCGACATCATAAGGTAACTACTATGATCAAAACACTAATCACAGAATTTCCTTTATCAGATCTTCCAAAAGAAAGAACTGTCACTGAGGAAAAGATTCGTAAGTACACATATACAAAAGAAGAAGTTAAAATTCTTCTTGAAGCTGCTGTTAAGGAAGCTGTTGATGAAGCACGGAGAATCGATGATGAATCAATGGCAAAACATAATCGTGAAGCTACTGTCATCAGTATGATTCTTGGATTTACAACTCTCGCATTGTTTGTCGATGGACTATTAAGAATGTTGGGTATCATTCCACCATTCATGCACCTAGATGTAAACATTCTAGACAAAATAGAGACTGACATTATAGATAGAATTAAACAAGTCCCCATACAAAAGATACTTCAACAAGGTTTCCGATGAATGATACCAGCGTCTTTATATATTTTCTTTGTTTTGCTTGTCTTGCAGGGGCGACCTTCGCATACATGTATGCTATGATGACCTCAACTTTAAGAGATTTCAATAGACAACAAGAAAGAAGAAACGTGCATCCAGAAATGTCAGATGTTCAATCTGGTGAAGAACTTTTAGTTTTCAAAGCACAGGATGAAGAAGACGATGACGAAGGAGACGTTGTTATTATCAGAAAATAAATTATGAAAACATTTGACGATTCAAACTGGAGAGAAGAATACAAGGCTCATACTCGAAACAAGATGGAACTTGATCTTCTTGAACATGGGCCAAAGAGTTTATCTCAATCATGGCATCTCCAAGCACTGTATAGTAATTGGAAAAAAGTGAAGGGTATTACAGACCCCGAACCTTTAGATTTACAAACTAATTTCAAAGACTGGAGCGAGAAACATGACTAAACCAAACGACCTCTGGGATGATATGTCTATTCTAAACTCTCTATATGGAGAACTTTGTTGGGATAATGATGACCCTATAGAATTTATACCTGATTATGAAAATGATCAAATCATTGTGAAAAGAAAAAAATGGAACTTAAAGAATGGTTGAACTCAATCAACATAACCAAGAATAATTTAATTGATGAAGAACCTGATTTAGAAAAACAGTATCCATCTTATATTGTTAATAGATGTATGTCTGGCCACATTGATGCAATCTTACTTGCAAATGAGATGAATAAAAGACCAAACTTACCAAAGAAGTTACAATATGACTTTTTTCTAAATAGCATCAGAAAGAGGAAGAGATACTCTCCTTGGCTTCGTAAAGAAGAAATTGAGAACCTTGATTTTGTCAAACGTTATTATGGTTATAGTAATGAAAAAGCAAAACAGGTTTTGAACATTCTGACTAGAGAACAACTCTCGTTTATTCGAGATCGACTTGAGACTGGAGGTAGAAAGTGAATTCTATTGTTGAACCTGAGATTAGTTGGTCGCCAGACCAAATGATTGAGATTACATTAAATGAACCAGATGATTTTCTTAAAGTAAGAGAAACACTGACTCGTATTGGTGTGGCCTCAAGAAAAGAAAAGAAGTTATATCAGTCTTGTCATATTCTACATAAACAAGGCAGATACTACATCGTTCATTTCAAAGAATTATTTGCATTAGACGGTAAGAGAGCCAATATTACAGTCAATGATGTACAAAGAAGAAATCGTATTATCCAGTTACTTTTAGACTGGGGATTGGTTTCTGTTGTGTCCACTGATAAGGTGAATGATATTGCACCATTGAATCAGATTAAAGTTATTTCTTACAAAGAAAAGAATGATTGGAATCTTGAAACTAAATACAACATAGGCAAAAGAAAAAAACCAGAGGAGGATTGAAATGGTTATTAAGATGGACAAGTCTGATGAGTTTATCAAAAGTGGTAAAAAGTTAATTAGTGAATATGATGGAGCAAATTTGAAAGAGGATGAGGAACAAAAACCAGAACTATTAAATGAAGAAGTGTTACTATCTTAAAAATTTATATAGATAGTTATGTGTTTAAATTAAAACAATCTATGCACAATCTCATATCGTTCAATAGTTTACGGCCTTGGATGAATGTCGAGCAAGAGACATCTCCAAGTAACACAGTTGATGACTACTTTGAATGTATTTCAGAATGCGATGTAAGAGACAAATCTTGTATCACTCACTGTAGAGTACTGTTGGATTAGGGAGGAAACCGAAGTGTTTTTGAGGGGTTCACCACCCCTTATTTTTTTGCCTGCTGTTATAATTAGTAGTGTCGCCTTCGGGGACAAAAAAAACTTACACTCGCTTACTTAAGGAGAACTATGAACTTACAAAGGTATCGTGCTGCAGATCTAGGAGATTTAATGGATCGCATCACAAAAAACAGTATCGGTATGGATACTTATTTCGATAAGTTTTTTACTGAGACCATAACAAACTATCCACCTTACAATCTTATACAGGTAAATAACTCTGAGTCTCGTCTAGAGATCGCACTTGCTGGATTCAAAAAGGAGGAAGTCCATGTCTATACTGAATACGGAAAATTATTCGTTGAAGGAAAGAAAAAAGATAAGAAGACAGAATCCGAGTATGTCCATCAAGGACTGGCTCAAAGATCTTTCAACAGAGCCTGGACACTCTCAGATGATTTTGAAGTCAGAGATGTCACGTTGGAAGATGGACTTCTTACCGTTAAGTTGGGTAAAGTAGTTCCCGACCATCATGCTCGTAAAGATTACCTATAAATAAATTTTTATAGACACAAGACCACTTGACTTTTGTTGGGTGGTCTTTTATAATGTAAACATAGAGAGTATTAAATGTCTGTTAAATTAGTAATGCTCAAGTCAGGTGAGGACATCATTGCCGACGTTAAAGAGCTTAAAACCGAAGAAGGGATTGTTGGATATTATTTTCACGACCCCTTGATTGTAAAGATGTATCACCCAGAAGAACCAACTGTTTTATATGAAGAAGATTCATCAAGAGAGTATGAATCAAGAATTAGTGTTCAATTTTATCCTTGGATTCCTCTTTCAGAAGAATCAAGAATACCTTGTTCAGCAGATTGGGTGGTAACAATTGTTGAACCAGTGCAAAATGTAAAAAAACTTTATCAAGAGAGCTTAAATGGAAGAAACCAAGGTAATCAAAGTCCTGTTATTGTCCAGTCAGGAGATAGTAGTATCTGAGATTGAGGAAATCGCTGCAGAGTTTGGAGATCCAAATTGTAAGTTAACAAAACCTTACAAAATAGTGGAAGGTGATTTACAAAAGTGGATGGAGGACTATACTGAACAAAATGAAATAATGATTAATTCTGACAAGATTGTAACTCTTGTCACTCCTAGCCCTATGATTTTTGAACAGTATTCTAAAGTGACTTCGTGAAATTTTACACCAATATACAACTCATAGGTAATCAGTTTTTGATTCGTGGATATGAGAATGGAAAGCACATTACACAT